CTTTGTATTCCTCATCTGAGGCTTCAGTAATCTCCTTCAGGTAGGCTTTGGCACTCACATCCAGCTTGGATACTTCATCAAGCCACTCAATGGATGCTTTGACATCATCAATGCCGTACCCAAATACGAAATCAAATTCACACGTCCGGAACGGAAGCCCAACTTTGTTCTTTTTGACCTGGGCTTTGATCCGCACTCGGTCAGGGCGCTCAACCTTGTTCACAACACGCTTCTTGGCGCCAAGATTGGCCAGCCACACTACTTGTGAAGCATAGAAGTCCAGGGCCCGGCCACCGCTGCGTTTGTGCTTCTCACCAAACATCGCGCCAATGTTGTCGCGCACTTGGGAAACTATAAGCAGCAGGGTCTGAGTCTTCTCAATCTTACCTTTCATCTTTCGGAACATGGTGCTGAGTAGCTTGGCCTTTTTGGTGCCGTAGCTGGCTGCGCCTATTTCCTGCTTCATCTCGTCTTCATCAGATAAGGAATCAAGGCTGTCTAGCACGTAGATGCTAGGGCCCTTTGCCTTATCAAGGAAATCATCAAAGTCGGCGGCAAATTGTTCCACCGTTCCCATTTGATCGTCTTCATTCCCAAAATCAATCTTGTCTATTGGGAGCCCCATGGCAGCGGCATAGCCTTTGTCATAGGCCGCCTCACAGTCCCGGTAGGCATAGCGCCCCTTAGGGTAACGCTCTACAAAGTTGATCAGTGCTTCGGTGGCCAAGGCAGTTTTGGCGGTGCTTTTGTCACCCACTACGTTGGCAATGCGGCCAATGGCCCAGCCACCACCTAACGCACAATCCAATAGCCCACAGCCACTGGGGCAAAACTTTATATCGGTTTTGTCTGATACAAAGTAGCTGCCAATGGGCTTTTCAATCTTTATTCTCTTTCGCACGTATCACTCCGTGACGTCCAGTAGCTTTCATAAGGCGATTGTTGCGTTTGACGTTCAGTTTATCAAGCTCTTCTTTCATGACTTTTGGGTTCTTCATAGCGCATTCGAAGCACACCCACTTCCCACCAGGACCAAAAGGATTAAGCTCATGAGTTCCAAAGCAACCCTCACAGTACCCCATGGGGACATCAATGCGATCTAGACGGTATACCTTTCCGTAACGTCGGCCTATCAAACGATCGTACCAATAACGTTTCCACTCATCAGTCATCATGGCTTTGGCCGCCATGATGATCTTTTTTGATGTCATTGCTTCAACCGTGATTTTAACAAGTGCTGCCAGCCCCTGTACCCCATGCGCCTGATGGTTTCACGCTCACGTTCCCAACGGGCATAGGGTATCTCGTCTTTCATTATTTCTTTGAGGGGGCGTTTATCCCAGCGGAGCGGGTCTATACCGCTCCGCCGGAGTAGCTCAGTCCTGCGGTCAGTCGTCGTCGGACTCAGACGACCTTTTGCGAGACTTGATCTTGTCCCTGAGGCTGCCGCCCTTTTTGGGGGGCGGGGCATCCTCCTCTTCATCATCATCATCATCAGGCTCAGCCCGAGCCTTCACCCGTTTGCGGGGTGCCGGTTCATCATCCTCATCATCATCGTCAGCAGGCCTCTTGGCCTTTTTGCGAGGAGCTGGCTCATCATCCTCATCATCATCAACCGGCTTCTTGCGGCGCTTGGGCGTAGGCTCATCGTTCTCATCATCATCAGTATCAGGCTCGTCCTCATCGTCATCACGCGATGGCTTCTTCTTGGACTTGGCCTTTGGCGGCGGTGCGTCATCCTCATCATCATCAGAGGATTCATCCTCATCCTCATCAAAAGGGGGCTTCTTGCGCTTAGGCTCGTCGTCCTCATCATCCTCATCATGACGCGCCTTGGTAGAACTCTTCCGGGTCTTCACATCATCCTCCTCATCGTCATCATCCTTTCGGCTCTTCACAGAGCCATTGAACACCTGTGAGATATAATCGTAATCATAGAAGTTAAGGCAGTCAGGCAGTGGATTCTCAGTGATGAAGTCCAGCCACTGCTGTTGCTGTTCAGCATCCTCACTGATACGACTTGGCTTCTGCAAGCGTATCTTTGAGCCCTCATATTTGGTGTTCAACCCCTTTCCAGTGCGGTAGAAGCGGACGTCACAGCCCCTGGTAGGGTGGTCAAGCGGCACAATCTCACCGGTATCCTCATCAAATGAGACGTCAGCAAAACCCTTGTCTACTGACACCGGGGCATCCATGATCTGAGGCCCTTCATCCTCATCCTGCCGGTCAATGACCCACATGAGGATGCGTTGTCGGGGCTTGAGTTGCTTGTCGAGCTCTTCGTCATCATCAGCCTTGGCCTCAAGGCGTGCCTCAGCAATGGGGTCCTTGCCCTTGCCGTGCTTGGACAACGACAGGAAGCTGTTGTTGTCGGGGCCAATCCCATAGTTGAGCCACACATCAAATCCGTAATGATTGGCGCCTTCCCAGGTGGCCGGAAGGATGCGGATGTTGTTCTTACCGTCTTTGATCTTGTAGCGTTTGTACTTTGGCTTGATGAAAGTGTCGTACCCGCTACCAGCGGCACGTCCTTTGACATCATCAGCAGTACGACTTTGGTAGTGAAACCCACGCTTAGCTGTGCGCGCCATTTTAGCTCCTCATCCTATCCTGTTTACGTGCCTGGTCCATTTTCATCCGCCTTTGCATATATACGGCGGTGTCTTGACGATCAGTTCCTCGGAACGAGTTTTGCTCGTAGTAATTGGCAACATATAATTCACAAAGATGCTTGAGCATGCTTGCCCGTTGCAAAAATGATTCCTTCAACACCCCTAATCTATCCGCTTTGCGTTTTGCAACTGCGTAGGCCCGATAAGCTATTTTACGTTTGGGGTCGCTTCTTACACGAGCTTTCACCCCGTCATTAGTGATCTTTTCATCACGAAGATCTGCTTTGTCCCGGATTTCATTATCCAGTTCCGCCTCAATTATGCCGAGATCTTCCTTGAGAGCATCGCGCTGATCCACAGCCTCAATGTAGGCTTCGCCTACATTGCAAAAGATCTCTGACTGGTGGACCAGTTCATCATCAAGGGCTGCCTTGTTGATCGCAAGGTAGCCCTTGAGTTCTTTCAGGTTGATTGTCATTTGGCCTTAGCTGCGTCTATGATTGCTTGTATCATGCCGGGGGTAATGACCATGGGCAGACCTTTGGTTGCCAAACCAGCCCCAAGCCCTTCCTGCACCTTCAGCTGTGCCAGGGCCTCAAGAACGGGCATCAACGGCCGCATGGTTTGAGCCATGTATTTGTCGTTGACTGCTTTCTGTACGTCCTTATCAAACTCAAAGGTATCGCCCCAGCCAATGAAGTCCAGGGTTATTCCTACAGAGCTGAAGAACTCACGGGCCTTTTGCTCAACAGTGGTGATAATCAGGTTTGTTTCGGCGTTTGCCTGATCAAACGTTCGGCTGGTGATCTCAGAGCAAACCAGGGTCTGCACCTTCTTGCGGCCAACATCATCCATGACTTCCTGAAGGCTTCGGCCGTAGTAGACCGACGTGAAGATCACCTCAGGATTGGTGCGGTCGGCTGGCTTGCCTTTGACGTCCAAAGGTGGATTGACTCCAAACCGGTACAGGAACTTGGCAGCGTCACGTTCCATGACCGATGTGCCGATTGAAACACCGGCAATGATGTTGAGCCCCTCCTTTGATTGACAAGGGAACCCTTCTTTCTTTTTGGACGTGCCCCGGTCCTCAGCATCCACCCATTCACGTGAATAGGGGGTACGGTCAACAATGATCAGGCGTCCGGAAGGTACATAGTAGTCCCACCCAATGTAACCACCTGAATTGTTCAGCTTGGCGTGTGGGATCAAGAAGCGCTTGATTGCCAGCTTCTTCTCGTTTAGATAACCTTCACTATCAAGTTGAGCCTGTGAAGACTTGTTATCCCCCACATCTGGGATCCAAAATGCCGATTCATTCGGCATTATGGTATAGGCTTCAGTGCGCTCAGTCTTCTCGTAGAAGGCTTTGGCGTTGTAGATGGGAAACATCAGAACTGTCAGGGCTGCCATAGCAGCAACCCACTTCCTGATTGGCCCCCACCAAATGCCAAGCAGTACTAGGCACGTTAGGAACCAAAGTATCATATGCCCCCACCCAAACATCCTGCTGAGAGCGAGAAAGTTCAGGTAGGACATATCGCTAGGCTCGAATTGACTGCCCGCAGCTTTGCCGACCATCAGCGTTTCAGCTGTACTGGTGACAAAAGTTAAGACGCCAACAACAAACAAAACCAGGGCAGTCGCTACCCCACGTGTAAACATGACTAATCTCCTTTGTCTAGGTTGAGGGCCAGTCCCAGGGAATTAAGCAACGGACCCTGCTTGTCAGATTGATTATACGGGGTCAAAAAAGGGTCCATCAACATTAGTATGGCGCGGGCTTTGCGGTCACTGTTAGCGCCTTTCAGTACTGCCGCCAAGTAGTTGACAATTACGATTCTGATGCTTTCAGGGTCGGTACCCTCCATAGATTTGAGGAGCCTCATGCACTGTGGCCAGCCCCCTTGAGGCTGCATAAGGAAACGACATAGCTTCACTACATCACCACTGGCCTGCCCAGCGCTTTTCATAATGGCGCGCGCATCAGCAGCGCTCTCGGCATATACGCAAGCCTCAAGAAACACCAGAGCTTGGCGTGGGCTTCCACTTGAAGCCTCGGCAATGGCCTCAAGTACAGGGTCGCTTGTGTCAATGCCCTCAGCTTCTCGGACCTTATCCAGCAGCTTGAGTAGAATCTCTTCAGATACAGGCTTGAGGCTGTATGTAAGACACCTAGTTTCCATGGTCTTAGGTATCTTGCCCGCTTCCGTTGTGCAGAGCATCCAGAATACATGTTTCGGGGGCTCTTCGGTGGATTTGAGTAGGATAGTCCACGCGGCGGCGGAAAGACGGTGAGCTTCATCAATGATGATCGCCTTGATTGGCGATTCCCCTATGGCACGGTAATGCGATTTTTCGATCACTTCCCGCATGGCATCCGCCCCTGAGTTGGTGGCGGCATCCACTTCAATGATGTTCCACGGCCCAGCCTTTCCACCAGACAGTTCATTGGCTACTATCCGGGCCAAGGTGGTTTTGCCGGTACCTGACGGGCCTGTGAACATGAACGTCTGTGCCCGCCTGTCCTTTATCACCTGTTTGAGGCTTTTGACCACCTTGGGGTGGCCGAGGACTTCCTCAAAGGTCTTTGGTCTGTACTTCGTGTGCAGCGAGCTGGTCATCTGAGAGTTGTCCTAAACCTATGGACGCAAGGGCTGATTGTGCGTCTGGAAATATCCTTACGATTTTGCTTTTGTTGAGTAGAATTTTCCCATCCTTATCCCACATACTCATTTCTAGGATATCCATATTCGCGATGACTCCAGAATTTTCCGATGGGGGCAACGTCTGCCCAATTTTTGCCAATGGATACTTCCACTGAAAGTGGAACGTTTATCCATTTGAATGGGAAACAAAGCATTTCACGCATGATGATTTTCAGTGAGTCCTCAAGAACACGATCGTCATCCGGAATGAAGAACGTCAGATCATCATGCACATTCAGCCTTGGGTGGATGTGCGGCTGATTGGTTTTCAGTGAGATGTAGCTGAGCCGGTTCATGGCGTCACACACCAGTTCCGCAGCTGTGCCCTGTACAGGCATGTTGATGGCTTGGTTCTTGCTCAGCGGGTAGTGGTGCTTGCGCCCCTGCATCGTGGCCACATAGCCTTCATCATAGTAGCGGCTCATGGTCTTTTTCTGCCATG